AGATGTAGAGAGGTCTCGTGGGCTCGGAGATGTGTATAAGAGACAGGGATATAGTGTATATTGTGGTTGACAAATTACAATAGATATAGTATAATGTAGAAAAGGTGGTGAGGTAATGGCGGTATCAGAAGCCAAGAAGAAAGCAAATGCAAAATGGAACGCAGAAAATCTTGAAAAAATACAGTTTTATGCTCCAAAGGGGTTTAATCAGATGATTAATGACCGAGCAAAAGAGTTAGGCTTGTCAAAAGCGGGATATCTCAAAAAGGTTATCACTGATGAGATAAAATCAGCAGAGGACAGCCACATTGTAATAAAGACACATACGGACGAGGGGTGAGAGTATGGAAGAAATATTCACAGCGTTGGATGCTATGACGTCAATAAGCGTTGTTATACTTATCGTGAAAATAGTCATTGTGATACTGTTGATATGTGCTATATTTGAAATAGCAGGCAACAGCAAAGCGATAAGACGAGAAGAAGAGAAACAAACGGAATTATTAAGACAGATACAGCAGAACACAGTTAATAGCAATCTGCTGATGATAAACAACAAAGACAACAACAACTCGCAGTGAGCCTCACGGCAACCACTGCGAGTTATTTCTTTACCAAGCATTTTTCCGCTTGCGAATAGATTTCTTTTGCTTTCGGTCAAGTGGTTGTGTGTTAGGCTCTATACCCTCACGATTAGCGAGTATTTCTTCATCAGACAAATACTCTTTTTGTAACATATTCGTGACAAGCTGTGATGTATCGTAGAGCTGACGGCGTTTATTTGTCTGTAGATACGTTCTATTATACATCTGTGCAGGCGTATAAGCCTTATTTTCAGAATATAACTCGTACTCCTCAATGTCATATGTGTAACCTGTCTGTATACGGCAAAATGGGTGATTGAAATGCGTATGGCAAGCGGTAACATCTGCGGTAATATCTCTAATTTGTTTGTCAAGCAAGTTGAAACGTTGTACAGTTGCATATATCATCATACGCCGTTTACGGCATTGGCACAAATGCTGAAATAGCGGTTTAGGAACGGCACATTTACCGCCCGAAAAGTCACGGCTATTGAATATAGTGCCTATCTCGTCTATCAAAACAAGCGTGTTTTTAGGGGCGTTGAGGATATCTTGTGCAGTGTTCAAGGGAAGTATTTCCGTATAGTCGGGAAAGTTTTTGATATTAATATTTGTCAAGATATGAAGCTGAGGATATTTGCGACAGAGTTCATAAGCTTCGGCGACCATGAGAGAAGTTTTTCCTGCACCGAATTTGCCGACAAATAAGTGTATACCCCAACCATTGAATATTTGCGACCAATTAAAATATAAGGCTGTAGCCTTGTCATAAGCTACATACGCCGCCAAGGAAGGCAGGCGTAAAAAGTAATCAAAAAGAATCATTATTCATCACCATCATAAAAATTAAAATAAAGTATAACACCAATAATGAGAAAAGACAAAATAGTAAAAATAGCTATCACCTCCGAGGACTGAAAAATCGTATCATAGCATTGTAAAGCATTTTCCACAGCAGGAACAGCATAATGCAGGCAAAGACAAATTCCAAGCACAACACGCCGAACTGTTTCCACGTCTTTATAACGTCAATGGCGGCGAGGTCACAGCCAAGAAGCTTTAGCAACTGATAACAGGCGTTTTGAACATCATATAACACATTTACCACCCCACTTTCTCAGGCTCTTGCTTGTCGCTCTGTGGCGTGTTCTGTGGCTGTTCAGCAACTTGTTTTTTGAGTTCCTGTTCCTCGAATAATGTTTCTATAAGCCGTTTACGAGGAAGCGACAAATCTTTCTCAGACTTAAAGGCGTGCAAGTCCATAAAGAACGCCACCACGCCGAGGACTGCACTGATAGCAAGAATTACTATCAGTGACAGGACGAATAATTTTAAAATAGCTAACATTGTAAACCTCCTAATCTCTGTTTAAAAGAAACTGCAAAAGTGCCAAAGAGCAAGACACTACAAACAAGCCGATAATCATAGCACCTATAGTGAAACTATAATCGCCGAGCCTTATTCGCAAGCACATTAAATGTTGCAAAGAAGTAAGCAGGGATTTCATTACATCAAACCAATTCATTATACAGCCCCCTTATTATGGTATTATCCATTTAGCAACAACAATGACAAGCATGATAACAAAGAAAGATATCAAGATAGTTAAGAACGTTGTGGGCAAGATACTGATACTTGCGGTCAAGAACTTGAAAAAGTCGGACGTGCCGTCAAACACTGATTTTATACTATCCAAACCAAAATCGAATGAGCCGAAATTAGCGTCAAGCTTTTTCTGTTCCTCATACTTCTCGAAATCGTCAGGAGCAAGACCGCTTTCTCCGTTTTTATCCATATCATAATCATACATATAATCAGGAGTCAACTTCTTATCAAGGTAATCAGTAAACGGCTTGTTTGTATCCATTTCAGCACCATTCTTGAAGATTTTCGGCTTGTATTCGGGATAGTCCTTATAATTGAACGCCGTTGACGTTACGCAATAGTAATCAGGCATTACAACGTCTATTCCCTCGCCTGTTTCGGGGTCGGCATTTACTGTAACAATCTGCTTTGAGTTTAAGCTACCTTGATTGCACAGATAGCCTTGATTGTCAAGGTCGAAGTAATCAGGGGTAGGAACTGAAAGAGAGGTCAAGCGACCATATACCACGATATAAAGCTTTGTATCGGCTGTGAACTGTGAACTATCAAGATTTTCAAGATTGATAGTAACATTCTTGACAGAGCCACCATTGCCAATAATGTAACCTGCATTTATGCCCTCTGCCTTTATCCATTCCGTAGGCTCTTTGTTATCGTCCGTAACATCATCAACAACGCCGCTTGTAGTATACATATATTTGCCATAGTCCAACGAAGTATAAACAGCGTTTTTAACGCTTTCTTCATAAGACGACTTTTCAGGGGGGGAAGTAGTAATATAACATACAAATTCATATGTATAATCTTTAAGTTCATCATAGCTGTCACGGAGTTTTAAAAATTCGTCCGTTAGTGTGACACGGACGTTAAGACCATTGCTTTCAATTTCCTGTCCGTTGTTGCTTGCACCAGGAGCGACAAGAGTTCCCTTGCGGCTCATGCCCTCAGAGAGAGCAGGGGAATAATCGACAGTAAAGGGAACTGGTGGGGCGTTAGGGTCTTTCCATGAAGGTGTTTTCTTATCTTCCCAATTTAAAACAGGAACGTTACTATATATTACCTTGGCTTGACCGCCTGAATAGTCGTAAGGGTCATGGTCGAAGTAATCGCCATTTTCAGACCGCCAACCGGTAGCTGTATCATCATAGAGAGGTTTATTTTCTGAGGTAACGAGGACACACGCAAACGCATTATAATCAGCCTTTGAAACAAAGCAATGAAGATTGTTACCAAAATAAGTAATGGAAGAACTAGATTTACAAAAAATAATAGTATAAGTAAAACCACTGCCGTTAGGGGAGGCAATAACAGTATAATAATCGGTTTTGTCACTATCAGGAATACAAGAAAAAACATTCTGTTTAATAGTATCATTCCATGTAGTGTAAGAAATGCCGATATCCTCAGCAAACGCAGGAACGGCACAACAGACCATAAGCACCATAGCGAAGAGAATTGACACTAACCGCCGAATTTTAGTTTTCATATGTTGTTTTCTCCTTTCTAAAATAAAAAATGCGGAGCGGATTGACCGCCCCGCACAAGCGAGTGTTTACGCCTTACCCTTTGTAAGCTTGCGGATAACACCGATAGCAACGCCGAGGAGTGAAGCACCAACGAACACCATAACAAGCGGATTGCCTGTCATAATAGTCCAGACCTGTGAAACAAGGTCGGTGATTGTAGTTACACCCGAAGTAATGGCAGTTGTTTCACCTGTAAGAACAGTAATAGGCATAATTTAATCTCCTTTCTTACTTAATTATGTCAATACTTTCAACAACGATTTTATCAACACCGCCGAAAGTACGAACGCCATAGTTTATATTTATCTTGCTATCTATCATAGCCGCAGAGTTCGGGAAAACCTCTTGCAGAATAGACGGCGAAACTTTAGCAGTATGGACTTCATAGCCTGTTACGCTATCGTCCTTGCTTTCCTTTAGGCAGAACAGCGAAAAATTTTCCCATTTCTTGCCTGTAGCCTTGATAACACCGCTATTTTTCTTGAAACCTTTTACAATATACATCTTGCATACCTCCGAAATTAATTAATAATTTATTGTAGTTCTCTTGACTACAGTTATATTATATAACATTAGACAAACGGCGTAAACGCTTGTAATATTTCTTGTCAATGTATAATTTGTTAAAATACCGCACTAACATAATAAACTTTTTGTAATATTTCTATGAGCAATAAAACCGCCGATTTTTTAACAAAATGCGGCGGTTATTATCCTAATATTTTCTATTTGTGTTTGGGGTGGTAGAGGTCGTCGGTTCAAATCCGGTCACTCCGACCAATATGTAAAAAAACGGCTTTCCGCTATTGTGGAGAGCCGTTTTTAGTTGTCAAAATATTCTAACACAAAAAAGCTCCGACGGCAAATCGGAGCTTTTGGTTTTATATTACATCTTTGCAAGCTTTGCAAATTCTGCTTTCAGTGCAGGATAGATCTCTGTGTAAAGCTTGTAGTATTTCTCATACTCAGGTACTCGCTCTGCTTCAGGCTGCTGTACCTTGTCGGTCTTTACTACTGCCTTACAAGCTTCCGGTACTGATGAGTAAATGCCTGCGCCTGTTGCTGCAAGAAGTGCTACGCCAAGGGCTGGACCTTCTTTCGATGAAGCTGTTTTTACAGGGCAGTTGTAAAGATCTGCGAGCATTGATCTCCACAGCGGTGAACTTCCACCGCCTCCGCATGCCATCATGTCGGATACGTTGATATCCATTTCTCTGAATACCTCAACGCAATCTCTCAGTGAGTATGATACGCCCTCCATTACTGCTCTCAGCATATCACGCTTTGTGTGCATTGCGGAAAGTCCGAAGAATACTCCTCTTGCGTCAGGGTCAAGATGCGGTGTTCTTTCGCCCATGAGATACGGCAGATAGAGAAGTCTGTTTGCACCAACAGGCACTTTCTCTGCTTCCTTATCCATGAGATAATATTCGTCAACACCCATGCACTTTGCTGTTTCTTTCTCTGCATTGCAGAAATTATCCCTAAACCATTTCAGCGAAAGTCCTGCACCCTGTGTAACACCCATAACGTGCCATGCGTTCGGCACTGCTGCACAGCAGGTGTGAACTCTGCCCTTTGGGTCGATAGAGATAGAAGAAGTGTGTGCGAATACAACGCCTGATGTTCCGATAGTTGTGAACGCCTTACCGTTCTCTGCAACGCCTGTTCCGATAGCCGCAGCGGCATTGTCGCCTGCTCCGCCTACTACTATAGTACCCTCTTTAAGTCCTGTAAGCTCAGCCATTTTCTTTGTGACTTTGCCTGTTACCTCGCATGACTCGTAAACCTTGCCCAGCATTGACATATCAATGCCAAGCGTATCGCAGACTTCCTTTGACCAGCAGCGGTTTGGCACGTCAAGAAGCTGCATACCGCTGGCGTCGGAAACCTCTGTTGCATATTCGCCAGTGAGGATAAATCTCAGATAGTCCTTTGGCAGAAGAATGTGTCTGCACTTTTCATATATATCAGGCTCGTTGTTCTTTACCCAAAGAATTTTCGCAGCCGTCCAGCCTGTGAGGGCAGGGTTTGCTGTTATCTTGATGAGCTTTTCTCTGCCGAGCTTTTCGTTCATCTCTTCAACTTCTGCGGCAGTTCTCTGATCGCACCATATTATGGACTTTCTAAGAACGTTGTCGTCCTTGTCGAGCATAACAAGTCCGTGCATCTGTCCAGAGATACCAACGCCTGCAACGTCCTCTTTATTTACGCCGCTTTTGGTCATAACAGCCTTGATAGTGTTTATCATTGCGTTTGCCCAGTCAGCAGGGTCCTGCTCTGCATAGCCGTTTTTAGGCTGATACATAGGATATTCAATAGTTACAGAAGAAATAACAGTGCCCTTTTCGTCAAAAAGCACCGTCTTAGTGCCGCTTGTGCCGCAGTCTACGCCGATTACATAAGCCATAGTTTTTTACTCCTTTATAATATGTATAGTATCATTTGTTTTTGCTAAAACGATTACATTAATTATACAATATTTCTCTCTGAAATGCAATACCCATAAAACGTTTTCGCAAAATTTATCTGCACATAAAAAAAGGACGGTGGGGCTGCCGTCCTATAAGTTTGTTGAAAGACCTAGCGAACTTGTTGGCGGGACGTCGTGTCTGCGTTATTGGCAGGGTACGGTCTTATACCGCCATTTTAAGTCTAGTCTGCTTTCTCAAGCACAAAGAATGTGCTGTTGTTTTCGCTTTTCATTTCCTTTATAGCCCAGCCTGCCGCGATCAGACTGTTGAGCTTTTCAACTCGCTGAAATCTGTCCATATCCGGGGCTTTTCCATCATGGGCTTTGTCCTCATTTCTTGAAACATAAAATATCTTTTGCATATATATCCTCTTTCCCTGAGAGTGACAATTGTTCCCCGATTTTTTTACAACTGTCGCATTTTATTGATTACATTATACTACACAAATATGGAGATTTCAAGGAATACCAAAAATTTTAACCTCTTTTTAACGCTTTAGTATTATTCTGATTTTTCATGCTTTTCAGTGCTTATTATATATAACGGCATAGGTAAGGTGAAAAAATGCACGTTTTCAGGGCTGTTTTATGTGCTGATATGTACAAAAACTTATGACGAGTGAGTATTTTTATATGACAGCCCTTGACTTTTTTTTATAAAAGGCATATAATCTGTCTCTTATACACATCTCCGAGCCCACGAGACCTCTCTACATC